GTTGTAATGACAGATAATGGAGTTCAGCAGGTTAAGTTGAGAGATTATCAAAAGCAAATGCTTAGAGACTTTCAACATAATAGATTTAATATAGTATTGGCTTCTCGTCAAATGGGTAAAACCGTAACTGCCAGTATTTTTAATGCATGGTACCTTACATTTAATTATGATAAGACTACATTATTACTAGCCAACAAATCAGAATCAACAAAAGAAATTATAGATAAAGCAAAGGTTGTATTAGAGAACTTACCGTTCTTTATGAAACCAGGAATTATTAAGTACGATGTTATGAATGTTCGTGCCGATAATGGATGTCGTTTGGTTGGGCAATCAACTACTGCAAAATCTGGTATTGGTTTTACTATTCATAATTTATATCTTGATGAGTTCGCACATATTCACCCAACAATTGTAGATTCATTTTATGAAAACGTTTATCCAACACTATCAGCTTCAAAAATCTCAAGAATTAACATCACGTCAACTCCAAATGGTTTTAACAAGTTCTATGAAATTTACGCTGATGCAGAGAAGCAAAATAATGAATATAAAGCAACAAGAATAGATTGGTGGCAACATCCAGATAGAGATGATGCATGGTATCAAAGAGAATTAGGAAACTTAGGATCTGAAGATGCATTTAATAGACAATATGGAAATGAATTCACAAGTTCATCTAGTTTACTATTAAGCCCAGGTACTATGAAGAATATTAGGTCTAATTCTAAGAAATTTGAATGGTATGATTTTGAAGAATTTGATAATGTTCATATAGATACTAAAGGTTATTTAGGATTTAATCCAGAGTTTGAAGTTGAAAATGCAGGAGCCTCTGATAAGTATTATGTATTTTCAGTAGATATTGCAGAAGGAAACGGAGGAGACGATTCAGTAATTAATATTTTTGAAGTTGTACCAATGAACAATTCTGAAATAGAAAATACAATTAACCCAGGTGCAATGTATGATTTTTTTAAATTAAATCAAGTTGGTATTTTTAGCAGTAACGAGCATCCAATTGAAGAATTTGCAAAAATACTATATACACTAGCCCTAGACATATTTAATCAAGAAAATACAAAACTAATAATTGAATACAATACGTATGGAAGTATATTAATACAGTATTTAAGTACAGTATTCCCGGGTCGTAATGATTTTGAAGATGAAATGTTATTAAGGTTTAAACACAGACATGATTCTAAAACCCTAAAACCAGGTATTAAATTAAAGAGTGATAACAAATCTGTTTTTTGTCAAAATTTAAAAAAACAACTAGAAACAAACAGGATGCAGATTAACGATGTCGATACTGTGCATGAAGCAAGTTTGTTTGGAGTATTAAAGAATAGTAGTTATGGAGCTCAAATGGGTAAAGATGATAAAATAATGACATGTGTTACTGTTACTGAGTTTTTTGGCACAACGGACTACGCAGATTACATTGAAGAATTATTAGATATTATACCAGAAGAAACGGTTAAACAAATGGAAAAAGTCTTATATAAAGAAAGTGATGTACAAGGAGATCTACAGTTTGATATTTATGATTTACTTTAATATTCACCGAATTAATAAAGATATATAATAAAAGAAAAATAAAAACAAAATTACAATACTATGGCACTAAGTCCTAATTTATTACAATTTAAATCAAGTGGAGTATACCGTTTAGAATTTGACAAGTCTCAGACTGCAGATATTAACGTTGAAACACTTAGATTAGTAGCAGGTCACTCAAGAAAAGGACCCTATAACACTCCAGTTTTAATTTCAAACGTTGAAGATTTTACTAACGTATTCGGATCGATTGATAAAAAACTAGAAAGAAAGGGAATGTTTTTTCACAGATCAGCGGTAGAAGCTCTTTCAAGAGGACCTATCCTTGCTTTAAACTTAAACAAATTCGATTCTACTGATAAATCGCATTTTGCATCACCAGTAACTAACGGGTCTGTTCATTCAACTTTCTCAGCTAAAGGTGATAAAGAATATTCAAAGTTTTTTAACACTGACAAATTTGCTGTACCTTCTGACGAAGCAGTTTTAAACGAATTACATGTAGATGATGATCACTTATTCCACTTTGTTAACATTAAACAAAATGGTATTACTGTTATTATTAGACAAGCACAAGATGTTAAGCAATTCCAAATCGTTGCAAGAGAATGGTATGGTGAAGGTAATGTACCTGAATTCATGAATGACTTTGATTACGTATCAGATTATATGGTTGATGTATTTGTATTTAAAGGAGAATTTGACGCAGCTAAAATGGCAACTGATCCAATATACGGAGCATACTTTACAGCTGATGGTTTAGATAAATCTAAATTATCTGAGTTTTCTAATTTAAGACAAGTTACATTAGAAGCACAATATACAGGATCTTTAATCCCAGGATTTAAAGATTTAGAAGGTAGAAGCTTATATGTTGAATCAATAATTAACAATGAAGCAAGAAAAACAGGTTTATTCTGTGCGATTAATGAAGATAAAGTATTAGAAGGAGATGTAGACTTAGTTGGACACACATATGATGTAGGTCAAGATTACGAATTACTTTCGCATAATATAGGTCAAGTTGCATCGAACGGTACTTTAACTCTAACAACCGGTTTTGGAGCAACTGCTCTAGTAAATACAGTTGATGATACAATCTTAACAATTAGAAATATACAAGAGCCTGCAGACATAGGTGCAGTTGGAGAATATTTACTAGCAGCTGTTGGTGGAGAATATACTGCAGTAGTAAATACGATAACATGGACTGAAACCACTGCTGCATCTGCTGGAGTTCCTGCAATAGGAGAATTAGTTATCACATGTGATTCTAATATAGACTCATCATACGCAACACCATCAGCTAATGTACAATTCTTTACAGTTACTCAATCTAGAGTAATTGCAGAAGCATTTACAGGAGCAGTTTTTGCACCAATTGGTGATGGATTTACTTTAACATATTCAGGTACAGTACCTGACACTATTGCTTTATCAGCAGGAGATTATGTTACTGCTTTAGCTGAACTTGGAGCTTCACCTAGATTAGCAAAAGTTAAAAGAATCGCTAAAGGTTCAACAGGCTACACAGTATACTGTGACGTTACCGTTGAAGCATCATGGTCTGGTAACTTTGTAAAATCTTTTGAAAGTGCAACGACACATTATAAGACATTCCCATTAACAGGAGCAAGTTTATTAGAACAAACTATCAAAACAGCCTTAGACGCTGTAAGAGGAGGAACAGGATTGCATATCGGACTAATCGATAAGGATTTAATCGACTTTAGATATGTTGTTGATACTTTTACATCATTCGATTCGGTTGATGGTTTACAAAATAAATCTCAATTCGCAGAATTAGCAAAAGCAAGACAAAATGCATCAGCTATCTTAAATGCACCAACAATAGCAGACTTTAAAAAATCAACTAACCCATCGTTTACAAACGCTGAAGGTGAATTTAAAGTAGAATATGTTGCACAAGGAGGAAACTTAGATAAAAATCCAACAAAAACATATTTCTTACCAGGAATAACAGAAGGAGCAAATTATGCATTCTACTACGGACCAGGTTTATTAATATCAGATAATGGAAAAGATCTAGTTATCCCACCAGCTGCTAATGTATCTAATAACTATTTAGACAAATACACAAGCGCTAAACCATGGTCAATCGTTGCAGGTCCTAGAAGAGGAGTTGTAGGAGGATCAGGATTAAAAGGAGCAGAATATGCTTTTGATAAATCTGATAGAGATGTATTAGAGCCTTTCGGAATCAATCCAATTGTATTTCAAAGAGGAGTAGGTCTTACGATCTTAGGAAACAAAACGGCACAGCAATCTGTTAAATCAGCGCTTTCTTCAGCTCACGTTAGAGAAGCTCTTATTTACATACAGGAAGGTATCGCAGATATTCTTAAAGGATACGTATTTGAATTTAACAATACACAAACTAGATTAGAAATTAAAACTTTAGCAGATTCATTTATGGAATCAGTAAAAGCAGACGGTGGAGTTTATGAATTCAAAAATGTTATGGATCAAACAAATAACACGGATGACGTAATTGATAACAACTTCGGTATTATAGATACTTATGTTGAACCAGTTAAAGGATTAGAAATAGTTGTACATAGAACTACAGTACTAAACACTGGAGAAATTTCAACAGGGAACTTTAGTTAATCAGATATATAAAAAAACAAAAATAATATAAAAATGGCTTTACCACATTATTCACAAGATCAAACAAGCAGAAGCGGTAGACAATTCGAACCAGTTCAAGCGAACTTATTTGAAGTAACGATTTTACCTCCAGCGGGAGTAGCGGACGCACCGTTAATGATTCAACATGTAAACTCTATTTCAGGTTTAGAATTGTACAAAGAAGTTGCTGCAGTTGAGCAAAAATACAAATTTTCAACTCGTTCATTCGCAGGAATGCCAGATGCAACGACATTGGATGTTGGTATCAATTTCTCATTAAACTTAAACGATGCTAATCAAGCATACCTTTACAAATCAATGAGACAATGGTATAACAACCAATACGATCCACAAACAGGACAAATGGGTCTTAAAAAAGATTACGTAGGTACTATCGTTGTTGTACAGTTCAATAGAGCTGGAGACATTTATAGAACAGTAACTTTAGAAGATTGTTTCATTACGTCTGGTTTACCTTTCACAACTGAATTAAGTTATGAAACCACTGAGGCTCAAGCTTTAGAAGTAACATGGAGATGTGATACTTTTAAGGAAGTTTTAGCTTAATATAAATTCACAAAATAGGGGATTCATTACCGTTTCCCCTATTTTTATGAAACAAAAACATAATATGTTGATATAATAATAACACATGGATAAACTGACTAAGAAACTTCAAGTCCTGTTGTCAGAGACTGAAGTAACATCAATAAACAGGATTATCTTAAATGAAGCAATTGAAGGTGGCGAAAGACCGGTATCAATATCAGCTTTCATTAGAGATATCATCCGAAAGGAAATTGAATTAAAAGCAGATTCAATTTTAGAGTGGAATAAAGATAATATTAAGAAACTTAAAAAGAAGTAATAAATGAGCGATCACAATCAAGACGACGTAAACTTAAACGATGCATACAAGAACATCGTAGAGAACCAGGAAAACCCAAAACCTGTAGATTTAGGGTCAATAAACATGGATAAGTTTAAACCACAAGAAGCACAGGAAGCAGATGTTGTTTTAGGTTATCACGCAATTCCAATTAAATCTTTACCATCAGCTGGTATGTTTTACCCTGAAGGAACTGAATTACATATTAGATCAGCAAAGGTAGTTGAGATTAGACATTTTTCAACAATGGACGAAAACAACATTTTAGATGTTGATGAAAAATTAAACTCAATATTAGAATCATGTACTAGAGTTACTAGTAACAAGAAAAGAATGTCTTATAAAGATTTACTAGAAGAAGACAGATTCTTTTTAATTCTTTCAATTAGAGATTTAACATTCCCTGAACCTGAATCTAATTTATCAGTAGACCATCTTGATAAAAAAGGAGACACACATAAGATTGAAGTATCGAAAGATAATTTTACTTATTTCAAAGTTCCTGAGAGTATTGATAAATATTACGATAGAGCAGAAAGAACTTTTTTAATTGAAACAAAATCTTTTGGAACAATTCAATTAGCTCCACCTACTATTGGTATCATGCAAAAAATGACAGCATACATTAAAGATCGTCAAGAGAAAAGCTTAAAAGTAGATCAATCTGTTTTACAAATCATGCCTTATATGATTACTGAATGGAGAGGATTTACAGATAAAGAAATTTTCAAGTTTGAAATTGAAATGAATAGCTGGTCTAATAAAAAATATAGCTTGATTTATAAATTAGCAGAACAAATGAAGGTTGGTATTAAACCAGACATGAATGTTCAAATCGGGGATGACTGGGAGGACGTCCCAATCGGGTTTCGCGACGGAATCAAGTCTATTTTCATTGTTCAAGATATCGCTGGAGAACTTCTTTAAAACGAAGTTTTATATTTATAAACACTTACATTTGCAACCGAGTGAATTGGAAGCGATGGAGTACTATGAATTCCACTATTTGGTTAAAGATCTTTTAGAATTCTTAAAGAAAGAAAATGAGAGTAATACGGATCAACAAGACCAAACAAACAGTGCAATGTCAGGCATGAAATTACCTAATATGAAAATGCCTAACATATCGATGCCAAAGATGTAGATATATACTCTATATTTTAAAACATATAGTATATTAAGATTAATGAAGTTATTATTCGCACCGCTACAAAGGCTAGCAAATTTAATGGAAATACAGACTGTAGAAAGTACAAAACTGCAGTCTGTACTTACCGTTTCTATAGCAGACGCTAGTAAAATACAAGTAACAGAGTTACAAAAACAAACAACCCTTTTAGAAGATATTAGAGGCTTATTAAGGATTCAATCTCTTTCTGCTAAGAAAGAAAAGCCATCCGGTGGAGCTACTAAAGGTAAAATGCCAAGTTTTAAAGGAGCTAAAAGTGTAGCAGTAGCTATTGGGCTATTTGCAGGCGCAATATTAGTATCTTCTGTTTTCTTTGCATTAATGCCTAATGTTCCATTAAGATCTCTTTTAACAGCATTAGCAGTTGCAGGTATATTAACACTTGTTGTTCCACAATTTATGGAATTAACAAAGCTGTATAGATTTAAAATGAAAAATATTTTAAAAGCTACAGCAGTGATGCCTATAATAACAATGGGTATTTTAGCAGCGGCATTGCCGTTAATGTTAATGCCAAAAATAAACCCAATGTCTTTATTATCAGCATTAGTTATTGGTGTAGCACTTAATTTCTTCATACCATCATTTATAAAATTAGTACACGCTACTAAAAAAATGAAAGTAAAAGACCAGCTTAAGGCTTCTGCAAGTATGGCTATAATGGCTCTTGGTATTGTTGGAGTTGCGCTTGTATTTGCCGGATTAGGGGCAGTATCAGGATGGGTTGCTCCTCCATTAGGGTGGACTTTATCAGCAGGATTATCAATTTTAATATTTTCATATGCGTTTTCAAAAATAACAGCTTCTATTAAAGGACAATCAACAAAGGGTCTTATTATGACCGCTCTTGCATTACCTTTAATGGCATTATCAATTGTTGGTATTGCATACATATTTAAGTTATTTCCTACAGATACCGTAGCGCCTCCATTGGGATGGACTATTAAAGTCGGTCTTTCAATGTTTTTAATTTCTTTTGCATTTACTAAAATATTAAAAGTAATTAAGGGTTTATCAAATAAAGATCTTATAAAAGGTGGTATTGCTTTACCGATAATGGCAGCAGCTGTGATAGGTATTGCATACATATTTAAGGCATTTCCTGCAGATACAGTAGCACCTGATTTAGCATGGACTATTAAAGTCGGTCTTTCAATGTTTTTAATT